TATTAAATGAAACAGTTCCTGACCCTGTAACTACTTGGTTTAAAACTTCTATTCCATTATAGTTTACTGTTATGTTTGCACTTCCTACTGAGACGTTATGAAGGACTGATACATCACCTATTAACGTAGAGCAATCCAAGTTAAAAGATGTTGAAGAAACTGCGTTTTCTTGATTTAATATGTACCCACAATTCCTTAAAACAGGCGGTACAGGTAGTGTTTCTGTATTACTACTTAATACATATTCATTCATATATGGGTCATATCCACCTAGTTTCTGTGTTTTAAATCCTTCTGTAAATAAGTCTCTAAACCAAGTTCTTAACCCAAATTGAGAAATTATATTTAATTGGTCAGATTTTGCACTACCACCTTTTAAGTTAATTACAGAGCTTCTTTTAGCGTCAGTAAAATAAACATCCGAACCATATGAAGCAAAACTTTCAGGGTTATTACTTATACCATATTCTTCGACCCTAGCTAACTGAGTACCAAGTACTTCAGGTATAGATGTTATCGCACCTCCTGCAGATGAATCTGAAAGTAAGTTCTTACCAACTAAAACGTAAGATATTTTATCCTCTTGCAAAGATAATATATCTGTCTGTCTTGAGTGCATTTTTCTTATAGGGCCGTATGATGCTTCTAATGATTTAAAGTTAGCTAATGACAAATTAAATTCATTTAGCTTATTTAGATTAGTTTCTAAATTATAATTACCACTATATGTAATATCTGCTTTCCTATGAACTTCTTTATATATTTCTTCAGAAACAGCTGTAGCTTTAGAACCTATTTGTATGGTTGGCTTTGTTAATGCATCTAAAACAGCATTAGACTCCACTCCATTACCAAAAGTATAACAGTTAAAAAAACTTAAATCTACAATAGCATTTAATGATGATGTCTGATTTTGATCTGATTCATTTGTTCCTGATAAGTGAAATCCATTTGTTACGTTAAATGTTTGTTCGTTTTCAAAGTAAATCTCATCATTTGCATCTAGCGCCTCTGTTTCAAAAACCATCAATGTAGTGGCTCTATTTACATCAATTTGTATGTTTGTATATGAATTCCTTTTATCAGGACTTCCACAATTAGGTGTTCCTGTTTGAAGTACTAACCATAACTTACCATTTGCAGCTTCTTCTTGGAAACTAATAAATGTTTTTCCTCCACTTGCTAAAGGAGTGTAAAAAGGATATTTTTGAGTTGGTTGAGTTATTGTGTTAATAGTATCATCTGTTCCTCCAGCTATTCCATTTGTAAAATCTATATCATCACCTTGCACAAAACTGTATAAACTTGAATAATCTTGACTAGCCGTAAAACTAGTATCATAATCGTAAGTACGACTACCGCATGAACTTCCTCTTTTATACCTGTTTGTGGTAAATCTAAACCTAACTATACTACCTGCAGGTATATCAAATGGAATAAAAGCATCAGATGCGCCTGTTGTGTTAGGATTGTCTATATAGCAGGGTACTTCTGAATGATTATAAGTTCCTTTTCCATCATCTTTGTGAGTTATAAAAGCATTGTTTGGTGCAGAAGCACTAAATCCTGAAGGAGATAATTTCATATATACACCTGTAGGTTGACTACAATTAGGGTCTATTAACTCTCCTGTTGCATCTTTTTTACATAAAAAGTTTTCTATTTTAGATTGATAATCTAAAACAGTTGATTTAACAAACCTTAATACTGGGCCATTTGTGTCTGCTTTAGGAATTAATATTTCATTATTAGAAACCTTATCTCTATTGTCTCCTTCTAACTTAAACCACACATCACCTGTTTCTTCTTCTGTAAAGAATATATTTGAATATATAGTTCTGTATATATCTTTTGATTGTTTTATTACAAACTTATATTTAGTTGCCCAAAACGGAGGGTAGTTTTTTAAAGTTACTCTAATATTGTTTTTTGTTATAGAATTTTGAGATGGTATAAAAACGGTGTTGTTAGTATCCACTAAAGCAGTAGTACTTCTTCCGTAATCATCCATATATACAACTGCAATTTCATAATCTCTATTACTATGCAAGCTTTCTTTTGAAGCTTCTAACGCATATAATCCAATTGTTTCTACATTTGTTAAATATTCATAAGCATATACACCTGTTGGTGTTGGAGGATTAACTGATTGGTCATACTTTTCAAATTTTAAAGCAGGTATAGTTATCCCAATTGAATTACTTCCATTTGTGGTGTCTATAGAAAATCCTTGATAATCAGCAGTAATACCAAATGAAACATATTCCCATTCATTTTTTGCTACTATTTGACAGTTATAAACATCACTAACAGATGTTCCTTGTGTTCCACCAACTGTTCCAGTAAAACAACTTGAGTCAGCAGGTGATATAAATTCAGTAATTGCTGATATAAATTCAGCACTAGATGCTAGGTCAAAAACACTTATATAGTCTCTCTGTAAATTAAATAGAAAATTATATTCAAATTTATTTTGAGGCTGAGTTGAATCATCATAAGAAGCGTCACCTCCAAAACTATTACTATCAAAATTAAAGCCAATCCCTATTTGTGCGCCTGAACTTAATTCTAAATCACTAAAATCTATTGTTACTTTTGAATTAGGAATACTTGTTGTTGCTTCTATCGAGTAGTTAACAGAACTACCTGTTGCTACTATTTCGTCAGTTTCTAATCTTTCTTCTATTAAATCTAAGTCGTAGTCTAAATATATTTCTTTTCCATTATTACTAACAACATCATATCCATCAATATAATTTCCATACATTAATCTGTTACCCATTATTGTCTGAGCCTGAGCTTTCTTAGGAACATTATCAAAAAGCCTTAAAAATTGTGCTTCCGGTAGAGTTGTAAATATTTTCTTATTAGTAAATGCTAAGGTTTGAGTATCATTATCAATCCAACCTTCGTTTACTTTATTGAATTTTTCTATAACATTTACACTTGTGCTTGTTGAGAATTTAAAGATTAAATCAATATTCTTTACATTTCTTCCTCCTGTATCAAAACTAATGTTAACGCTATTAAAAACATTCTCCATAGCTTCATTGCTATAGTTTTCATAATTTAACTGAAACGGCCCTGGAGTAAATGATATTTTACTAAATGGTGATAAAACTGAATACTCTCCATCTTCATACTGCCATCTGTAAGCAAAGCTTAAAAACAAGTCTTTCATGTAATTTTCTCCACCTCCTAATTGAAATGGTTGTATTACAGGCGATGTTAATGGTGGTGCAACTATTACTCCAATATCCTGCTCAGTTATCTTATCAACTCCTGCTACAGGGTTTAAATAAATCCTGTTAACATTTATTTTTCTTGGAGGGTTTAGGTTGTCTGTAAAAAACAATAAATTATCAATCAAATTGATACCATTCATTAAAAAATCTTTGTCAAAATTTAATATAGAAGTTGATATAACGTGATAAAAAGTTGTAAAGTTAGATGTATTGTATGATACTATCATATCTACATTGTCTGGGTCACTAATAAACCAGTATATAGTTTCATTTGCTCCATCCTCATAAGCACCAATACACTTTGCTTGAAGACTTAGTGAAAGTCCGTTGTATTTTAACTCAACTAACAAAGAGTTACCTTTTGAGTTTTCTACCGCACCTACTTCAGTACCCTCTGATGAACCAAGTCTTACGTTTAAAGCATCAATATATTCTCCTTGAGGAACTAATCGCTCATCAAGACTTTTGTTCATTACACCTTTTGTAAAATTATTGCTAAGTTTTGCCATTTATTTTATCCACTTATCTTGTCCTCTTAGATTCATTAATAATCTTCCAGGATGTATGTTGCTCAATCTTATTTTTGCGTTCCTTAGAAGCGCTGCTTTCTCTTTTCTAGCCCTATTTATTATGTATTCTTGGATACCATACTTACTAGATAGTATTACAAACTTCATATATGAGTAAACAAACTCTTCAAAAAGTTTATTAACACTTATTTCTGAGTTTTCTCCATTCTCCATTCCGTCAGAAACATACTCTAAAACACATAGTTCTCCATTCATATTTGAACTAAAATTTATAACCCCTGATTTTTTGTTAATACTAAAAGTAGGGTTGCTATTTGCTGTTTCTGTATTTAATCCATATTTAGCACCAATAGCATATTCAAAGTACCAAGCACCATCAATAGAATAACCTTCTTGTCCATTGTAAGGGCTATTGCTATTCATGTATATTGACTTCTTATGACCATTAAGCCTATCCATGTCAAGTGTTGAATCAGATGGTTTTAAAATATTCCCCTCGTGGTCGAATAAAATCCTAGCTGTATTGTCTTGTAAATACGCATTACTCCAATTAGTTTGAATATTTTCTGTTAATGGTTTTAATACACCGCCTGAATAAATAGATATTCTAACCCAATTCACATAATCTTGTGGCAATACGTATCTTAACGAATCAGCAACAGATAGTTCTAATATTTTAATTTCTTTTAATGAATCGTAGTTTAATTCCTGTATAGCTCTTTTAGCATGAAATAAAACATTGTATCTTTCAGCATTATTAATTAATTTGTCGTTACCAACATACATTAACATAAAGTTGTTTACAATGTCGTCTAAAGAAATATATTGATAAGAACCCCAATTTTCATCTTCTGCATTTTGAGTTCCGTTATTTTCGTAATACTGATAGTCTGTTAAATATGCCATAATTATCCTTGTTGTTGATTATCGTCATTTTCTTCTCCAATAGCAAATTGAACTACAGATGCATCTCTAATAGAGACTCCTGCGTATTGTAAGATTTTAGTTACTAGATTTACCTGATCTGATAAAGGTAATTCAAAGTCCTGATAATCGGATGGGCTTTCGTTAAAAACAGGCTCACCACCTCCTAAAGAAACATAAGTCCATTTTGGGTCTTTAGGGTATCTAACATATTGAGAAACAACATTTCCTAGTGTGTTTATTGTTTCGGGATAAATTGTAATAGTATTACCTGTACTTATTGAATTTGCACCACCTAAAACATATGCAGGAAAAGAAATACTTGGCTTTGTTAAAGGAGATGATTTTAAATAAAATATTTTGTTTTGAGAAACTCTTTCGATTTCAGTAATCTTTGAGGTATTAATAATTGAGTATTTATCACCAATAGTAGAAGTACTTCCAAATATATTGGCTGATAAAGTTAATTCTGTTTCACTGTTTACACTAACAACATAAGCACTAGCTCCTTCAGAAATACTTTGTTTTTCGGTATTACTAATTAATTGACCAGCTTTTACTGTTCCTAAAGTCTGAAAAGTAGCTGTACTATCTATTAAAGTGTTTACACCTTCAGCAGTTGTT